TTTGATTTTTATTTAAAGTCTTCGTTAATACCTCTTTCTCCTACTAGTTTTTCTTTTGCACTATCCCAAAGGTAATTACGTTTCTTATTTCTGCTCAGTGATTCTTCTGTTCTGTGTAAATTAGGTATTCCATCTTCAGGTTCACTATCCATGTATTTACCACAACTGCATACAGCTTCCTTGCATACCCATTTACCTTCTCTGTGTACGATAGTAGCTTTACCTACTTCTTTTGTTTCTTTACAACATAAGCATTTATACGTTGTCATTATTTTTTATTTTATTAAAAAAATCTCTATCATATAATTCTTCAAGTTCAAAGTTTAAATGATTAATTGCTTTTTTTATATCTTCTATACCCCCATCATCATGTTTATTTTTACTTCTCAGCAAATACGTTACAGCTGTTCCTACATTGTAACTTAAATTAAAATTCTTTACTACATCTTTTGCTATATATCCGTTAGAACCCTTGTAATATGTGGGCATATCATCTATTGTCATTGTCATTTTTATATTTATTTAAGTTTTTATAGAATTTATTTCTTTCATGTTTTTTGAATGCTGCTTCAATCATAATTGCTGCAAATAAAAATATCAAGGCAATAATCGCCATTACTATAAGTGCGTATTTCATCATTCTGTATTGTATTTGTTATATAATTTTTGTATTCCATCACGACAGGCAGATAAGCAAGAGCCACAATTAGTATTAGGATTGTAACTTGTATTGTGTATTGCGTTATATAATTCAACCATTTTTCTTTTTGCTTCTACATGACTTGCAACTCCTGATTGTATATCTTGCCATACATTTTTTATTTCTTCTATTACATCTTCAGGTAAATTATCAGGCACTTGAATATCTGTAGTTTTTTCCCACTTCTTAGGATTATCTGCACATTCCATAGGTGCCAATCGTGCTTTTATTTTCATGAAACATTTGCATATACCACAATTACCTAGTAAACCTAAATAATGTTCACAAGATTTGCATATTGCTATTCTATCTTGATATATGTTATCAGGTACAAAAAATTTCATTTAGTCCATCTTCTTTTGTATTTATAATCTTTTGGTGCTTCAAAGCCAAACATCATTACCCAAGTATTATTCTTTACAGGATTGTATAATTTTACTTTACTCATTTAATTTAATTTTAAGAATGTTTCTTACTTTGTCTATTGTAGTAAATAAACTGTTCCTGCTAATTTTTGTTTTTTTAGCAAGACTGTCTAATGTGTTACCTTCGTAATAATATAATTCAAATATTTTTTTATCATACCAATTTAATTGTTCAAGAACATCGTCTATTTCTTTAAAATAATATGATTTATCTGTTTGAGTTTCTTCTGGAATATTTTCAAGAGTTTTATAATTAATACGATGGTCATATACATAATTAAAATCAGTAGTAATACTACTAACGTGAATACTGCTATCAAGATGTGTATTGTACTTTTTGTATTTATAGTAGAACGCATTATTTTTACAGGTTAAGGCTCTTCTGATTACAACCGCACCATATCTTATTATTCCTTTTTTTCCGTCTTGTAACCATATTTTTTTTATAGTATCAGGATTCATCTGTAAGAAATAAAGCATCAATTCTTGTACTACATTGTCAATATCTTCTTTGTCATTTGTAATACCGTAACACATTTCTCTGAACTTGTCTGACAATTTAGATATTTCAATGTAAATATCATTCATCAGTTGGTTCGAGTTTTTCTATTTTATCAATTAGCTGTTCTAACATTTCTGCTAAAACAACTCTGTATGCTCTTATTTTTGCTGTATTTCTTTTTGTTTCTATACCTGCGAAATATCCTTGTGTCATAACTGATACATTAATAGGTATAATCATCAGCCAATCCCAATAATTATTTTCTCGTTTACCTTTGCCATAATTATTATGATATTCAATTATAACATCTAAAACTTCTTTGTAATTGTCGTATCTTGTTTTGTTGCTTACTTCATTAACAAATTCATCACAAAAGTTGAGATATGTTTCAACTGCTTGTTTGTGTTGTTCGTTTGCGTATATAGCAACATTCATACGCCAAAGGTAAAAAAAAAGTTACTCTAAAATCTTATCTTTTTTCAATTTATTAACAACAGATTTGTAATAACTTATCTTTTCTTGATAATCTACTCTAGTAAACTTTACTGTTTGATGTGCAAAAAATTGTAGTTCTTGTGCTGTTCCTTCGCCATATTTTGCATCTAATTGTAATGAAAACTTGTATTGTTCGCCTTGCTTAAACATATTGCAGCCTACGCATTGAGGTTGACAATTTTGTTCATCATATCTTGTTGAGAGATGTGTTCGGCTTTGAAAGTGACCGCATTGCATACCTTTGTTATATGGCTTGACTATACCGCAGGTAAAGCATTGCACCATACCGTATTCATTTGAATCTCGTAGTCTTATGTATAGACTAAACCATTTGTCTAGTTCTTTTTTTAATTTACTTATATTTTTCATAATATAAGGGGGAACGTAAAATCCACAAAGTATAACCGCTCATTGTTATTAGTTTCAATTACTACCCCCTATTTTTAGTATATATCGTAACCACCTATTGTATATGGTTTTGTACTTATGCTGGTTTCACAACTCTTGAACAAATTCATTTCTTTATTAGGTTCATTATATACATATTTAGATAATGTAACAGTTCTTCCGAATCTAGTTTTCCTGTGTATAGGAATACTTTCTATTTCATATCCATTTTTTCTATGGTTACATATTATAGCTGCAAGTCTTGTTGCTCCGTATTCTTTGATAGCTTCATAACTTGTTATGTTACCATACCTTTTCAAGTGCCATAATATAGCATCTGATTGGCTTTTAACCTGATTTTCTGTAATAAGTATTTTTTTCATTTCTTTAAATTTAGTTATTATTTCAGTTCTCTGATTATCCACATTACTATTGCGGTTATTATTACCCATCCTATCATTTTATTAATTTTATTTTAGTTGATATTCTTTTATATTATCTTCTATAAGTTTTTGTTTTACTTCTTGTAAACTCCATTTATCTCCTTCTTCCTCAAAAAATTCTTTATAGAATTGTAAAAATTTTAATGTATATTTCATTTTATTAATTTTATTGGTTCCTGATAATATAATACATTTTTTTGTTTTAATGTATGTACTTTGTAATACGCTTCGTCTATTGTTTTTTTATGAGAATATACCCATTTGTAAAAAGTTCTTATGTTCATATATGGCTCATCTTTACCGAACCTAACGCCAATATGAAACGCATCTTCTATTTGATTAAACGTTAATTTTTTGAATCTAGTTTCTTTTTGTAAATCAACTGCAAATATTTTACTCAAACTTGCTAAAGTTTTTGCATCTGTTTTATGTCCTATTTCTACTGATGTTTTAGCTAATAGGTCTAATACCTTTTCAGTTAATTCTTGTATGTTCTCTTGGTTTAAATATTTCATAATAATTTTTTTGCTTCTTGCCAAGCACTTATCTGACTATCAAGTTTTGACATTGTTGGCTTGTTTTGTTTTCTTTTTTCCCAAGTTCTTACTGCTGCTTTCCAATCTTTCATTTTGTTTTTTCCTATTTTCCAATCTTTACTTTCATAAAAGTTTATAAAAGATTCAGCATCTATATTATTATTACGCTCTAAACAATATTCTAAAACTTCTTCCAATTTTGGCTTTTTAAAGTATTTATTTTTTATTGTTATTATTTTATTATTATTAATAGATGTATAATTTTTAATTGACAAGTTGTTTAAAATTTGAAGGACTTGTTCTTCATTTATTTTAAAATACTGTTTCGCAGGTATACCTTTACGCTTAACTTGTATTAATCCTTTTTCCTTAAGAGTTTTAAGGCACTTTCTTTGATGATATGAGTTAAGTGTTGTATCTTCTTCTATATTCGCTTCAGTGTTAAAAAACCAACCATCTGTCATACCATTAGCAATAAAGTATTCTTCCTTTGAAATAAGGTCAGCAAGTAGGACTGCTGCTTTCAATCCTATTTGTCTTGCTAACCCTTTATTCAAAACCAAAAAAGCTGTACTGCTCAATAAGTGTTTCATCGTATGTGTAATTTATAGTTACAATCTGTAAGAGCAAAATTAATCTTTTCTAACGTATTGGAAAAATCTGCGTATGTAGTTTTTATATTTACGCTTACTTTACCTGATGTAACTTTAATCAATACTTGTTTCTTTTCACTACTAATTACACCATGAGCAGATAAATGATTTCTGAGTTGGATAACATCCTCAAAAGTTCTTTTTGATTTTTTTATATTATCGTATTTATCATATATCTTATTAAATAAATCTCTATATTCAGGGTATGTTCTGTAATTAGATTTGTGCATATTAACATAATAATTGATACAGGTTCTATCTCTATTAATACCTTTTGCAATAACGTTGTAATGAGTTTCATCTACCATACTTGCAACAACGCTTACAACCATTCTAGGTAATTGCAGGTGCTTTTTCCTAGACCTAGATGCTAATGAACCCTCAGGTAATTGTAACATATTTGTTGTCATTTGACATAATGCATCAAAGTATTCTTGCTGCTGCACTTTAAAAAGGGAGGTCGTTTTCATCTTCTTGTATGTTTTTATGTACTTCAGAATTTTTATTTGCGAACCAATATCCATCTAAACTTGTATAATATTTTCCATTGTATTCTCTTGAATATACATTACACATAATATCAATTGTATCTCCTTCGCTGAATTTATTTAATTGATTAATTTTATCTACGCCAAAAGCACTTATTACAACATCTTTGTTCCAATCTCTATCAACATTCTGTTCTATTATTACGTTTTGCTTTTGCCATTCTTTTCCTGACTTAGAAGTTCCTTGTTCTAGTTCTAGAATCTTTTTAATTGTTCCGTTAATTGTTACGCTCATTTTAATTATTATTTAGTTATTACTCTTTTTAAAATCTTCTGCTTCATCTTCGCCAAATACTCCTAGCTCATAGAATCCTGTCAGCTTCAATACTGCTCTTGACATTGCTCTTTTTTCTGCCATCTCTAAGACATACCAAGTATTAGTATTACCATCTTTAAAGCTGTTACCCTTTAAAGCTGAACCAAATGTCTGTATAGTATTTGTTTCTTTTATTGCTGTTGCTTTGACTGAAGCAAAGTTCGGTTCGCATTTTATTACATCATAATTTATATGTATGTTTTCTAATGCTTGAATTTTTTCAATACCACTTCTTGTGATAATAATGTAATGCTGATGTTTAAAAACATCGTCAGCAGTAAGTTCGTACTTCTCGTACTTTTGTTTTAATAATTCTCTTTTCATTTCTGTTAATATTTAAGTTAAAAATTTTGTTAAAAATATAAAAATTATTTAAATCTTTTTGTTTTTAGTTATTTAAGTTTTTAAAATTTTTATAGTTGTTTTCAAATGTCTCTAAATTTTGATATTGTTCTTCAAAGTACATATGTTTTATATTTACTGGTATTTGTTTTTTATTTAACCATATTAACCAGTCTTGGAAGTAATAAATTTTTGATTTCATTTTAAAATTGTTGTATTATAAAAGATTCATCTCCAAATGCCCAATAAAATGTATTATCCATTATTGACTGTTCATCAGGATATTCTTCTTTGTCATAATCTTGCCAAAACTCTTCAATGTTTTCGTATTCTGTATATTCACAACAAAACGCTATTGGGTCGTATTCTATTTCTTCTCCTGTATCTTCTTCATAGCTAGTAAGCATATCATATAAAGCTCTTAGTCCATCGTAGCTAAAATTGTTTGGCCTGTGCATTTCAAACCACCTGCAGAATTCATATTCATTTATATTCGTTTTCATTTCTCTTGTATGTATTTAGTTAATTGTTCTTTGATATAATCTAATTGTTCTTTGTCTATCCAAGTCAGAAAATCATAACTATCCCACCAAACTGTAAAGTCTTTGCCATATTCATCTGTTCCTCTTAGGCATACTTCGTTTTCATGTGCTTGGAAAGTATTTATATCATTCATTCGTTTTATTATTTCTTTTTCTTTTGCCATTATCTTGCATTTAAAATTAAACATTCTTTTTTCTCATTATATAAATCAACCCATTCTTGCTTTAAATCAATAGTAAAACTATCTCTTAATTGCCAACCGTGATTCCTAAGCATATATCTGAATTTATTTAATATTTGTTCTGCAGTTCCTACAACTACAACGCTACCTCCTGACATTCTATAATCAACACATTTGGTATCAGTATTATAATCATGAACAGATACTGCATCATAGCACCCTTTGAGTACCCAATATTCGCTTAAAAGTTCCATTCTGTCTTATCTTTAAAGTTATAGTATTCAGTTTTTATTTCGATAAACAAATCTCTTACTTGACTAAATGTCAATTGATTCAACCAATGAGTCTTTTTTCTAGTTGTATGTAAATTATTAATAAGAGCAAATATATCTGATGTACATTTGTTTAGCCATATAGGGTTTTCTGCCATTACATCGCATATAGATATAATAGCTTCTTGTTTAGTTGTTGCTTCTAGCATTTTAAAATTTGATTTCATTTCTGTAAATGTTTTATGGGGGCTGTTACGCCCCCTGATTAATTATATTGTTTTAGTTTCGTTTAAAAATTTATTTGATTGTAAAATTTCTTTAACCCATTTAGATATTTTTGCAGTATCTAAAGTTTCACAAATGTACTTCATTTCATATACTAAGTGGTCACTCATTATTCTACAACCTAAACCTGTGCTTCTTAACTTAACAGTCAAAGTTTCTTTGCGCTGTGCGATTGCGTTAGCTCTTTCAAAAGGTAGTTCGCATATTATATTAGCAAATTCTACTCCTGATTTTGTCTTTTCAATTTTTTCTAATGTTAATTTAGTTTCCATTTCTGTTTTTTTAAGTTTATTTCGTTTTAATTATGGAACAAATTTAAATACTTTTTTTGAATTAACAAACTTTTTAACTCTTTTTTTAACAAAAAAGTGTATCTATATCTAGTAAATTAGTGTGAAAATTTTATAAAGGCATCAGAATATTGATGGGAGTTTTGCCATTATTGCTGACAATTCCTACCCCCACGGCTGGTCTTTTTCCGTATTTTGCATACGCCATCGCGTAACTTTTGTGATTAATACCGCAACCAACTTGCATTCCAAATACTCTGAAACGCTTACCAACATAATGTTCGCAGTATGCTTGTGTGTGTAAATGTCCTTGTACTGTATTCATCATATCAGCACGACATTTGGTTCTCGCCGTACCACCTTCTCCATGAATGTATTGTACGTTGTCTTTCTCGTATCTTTCAACGAAGTTCCAATCAGGTACTTCTAATACTTCTTTGTATGATTTTATCCATTTGCTAGGAATACTAGATGTTTGTGCCTTCCTCATTATAATTCTGTCATGGTTACCGATTATAACAGTAGCCATCGGAAATGCGTTACGCCAACGTGATATACGCTTAATAGCTAATTCAAGCTCGTCTAAGCCACCCAATCCGTCAGCTGAGGACTCATGGTAGCTTGAATAGTGATTGTCTATTATATCGCCTATAAAGACAACCTCTGTGCAATTATAGAGATAGTATTGGTCAATACAGAACTCTAAGTATGAATCTAAGCAAAAAGGTTCATGAAGGTCACCGATGACTAGAACATTTCTAGTCTCGGATTCCCTCATCTTTTCTAGTGCCACAATCTCGTGTGGTTTTAGTCTATATCTATTACTTTCGTTCTTTACCAAAATCAGCAGCAGATTGTCCTAATAACATAGCTAATAGTGAATACCATATCTTAGATACAGCTTCTTCATCAGCTCCTAAAAAGTTAGCAATCATAGGAATGATAATAGATGATATACCTAACCATACCTTTTTTGATTTTAGTAATTGTGTTAAAATAAATTTCATAATATATTTATTTGGTTAATATTCAAATTTAGTGGCTCAATATAGCCATATAACATCTTCATCTTTGTTTTTATCAACATCAGCATGTATAAAAGTCTTGCCTATTCCAAATCTGTTTACGCCTACTATCATTAAAGCATTTATAATCAAATACCTTTCTCTACTACCTTTGTACGCTATATCAACAGCTAATCCTTTTTTGTGACTGCTTGTTATTTTAGCTTTAATAACAGTATCATTGTGATGTGCTGTTCTATACCCTGAATTAATTTTAAAAGGTATACCAGCTATACCCCTAGCTGTATCTAATCTTCTTAGAAAATCTTTATTCATTCTATAACCTGAGCCAAATTCATCAGGGCTGTCAAATTCAGTAATTGTAAAATATGTTAAATCCAAATTATAGGGAATATACTTTGTAAACTTTACAACCTTTAGCTTCGCAAGCAGGTTCTCTACGAACTTTAATATCCTTGTCAACATTTTTTAAATATTTAGGGTTCTTTGAGTTAAGCTTTCTCTTCTTAGGCATTTTTGTTAAATTTAAAAAACTTGTAAATGGTAAACGCTATTGCTAGTATCAATGATACGAATGTAAGGATTTCATTACAATCTGTAATACTGAATCCTATTGCTGTGCTATTTGCTGCAGCTACTTGTACTGTGTCTTTTACGTTGTCCATTTGTATTATTTTTATCTAAATATGATTTCAATTTAGTTATGTTAGTTTTTTTTGGCTTGTAATATTTCTTCATTATGAATAGTCAGAAGCATTTAAAAAGTTTCTCAAAGTTATCTCAGTACCCTGTCTTGGTCTTTCAAGATTCATACCATTATAATATGCATTAGGGTCTGGATTGACATCTGCACCGCTGTTTTGATTGTATTCTGGAAAGCTGCTTATATTGTTTCTTACATAATCTATCATACGTTCTGTATAATATTCAGCAGTATTTCTTACTTCTTCTCTAAGATGTTGTGCTTCTTCTGTACTTAAAGCAGTTCCTGTTTCAGATGTTTTTGAATATATATTACCATTTTCTATTTTAAATCTTAAAAAAGGTACTGCGTGATAAAACGCCCAATTCGGTAGCATGTCACCAATGTAGTCATCAACTAAAGATTTGTACGCTTCATTACCTACATTACCTAAAGTTCCTGCAGTAATTAAATCTTTCAATTTTTGAGTAAGTTTTGTTCCTAGTTTAGCTTCAACATACAACTTCTGTGCTTGCCTTACATATGGTAGTAGTAATTCTACATCAACATTAAGGTTGATTGCTGTGCTGTCTTTTAGCTTCTGTTCTGATATGAATAGTACGTATGCCATAATTATCTTGGTTCTAAAAATCCTTGGTTAATCATTCTTTTTGGTGGTCTTGCTACAAGTGCATCATTACGCTCTGCTGTGAACCCTTCTGAAAGTGCTTTAGTGTAACTGATTATTTGATTGTCGTTGATTTTACTTTTTGCACCTCTTAGAGATGTTTTGTAAATTCTTCTTAGCCAAAAATGATGGCAGTTACCTCCGCCTTTGTAAAGCCATATAGAATATGTATCAGCACCACGAGGTCCCCAACCTGGATTTACTGCTCTATCTGTCATTTGTAAAATATCTTCTTTACGATAAATTTTATTAGCTGACATCATTTGGCTGCAAAAATCTCTTGTTTCTCCTTCTTGGCTTAAAAAATTATCTTTAGTATATACATATCTAACTTTGTAAAAATCATTGCCTGACCTGTTCAAGCCATCTTGTTCGCTTCTTGCGTTTGGTCTTGCTGTTCCTGTGCTTACTTTAAAATCATATTTTTCGTTTACAGCTTTATTTAATTCAGTTTCATAATTAAAATCTTGATGTTCACCATCAACTATTTCTTCATCTACTAATTCCCAATCTTCAGGTATATCTTCGCCAAACTCTTCTATAAATTTAGATAATTCTGTAAATTCTGTTTCACTACTTAACTTACAATTACATTCAGCATTTACTTGTTTTATTTGGTCGTGATTTTCACAAGGCATATAATACTCCTTACCGTCTTGTGTATGTATATGACTTCCAGAACAACCAAGTTTTTTAGCTTCAGCTTCAGCTTCTTCTTTTGTTTCAAATAAAGGTAATTCTATACCATCTGTTATCATAGAACCTACTTTTGCTAAATTTTCTTTAACTTCTATTTCAGTATCTAATGGTTCTAGACCTAATTCATCTCTAATTTCATCTTGTGTCATTACACCTTTTAAATCTTCACTTGTAAACTGTACTGTAATAGGTTTTAACTGAACGAAGTTTACAGGCATATCCATGTTGTTTACCTTAAATATCTTTCTTAGCTCTTTTACGATGTGGTCTTGGTAAGGTTTTACTACTGTATTTAGGTAAAAGTTCGCTGCTGCATTAAGTTCATCTACATTAGAACCTAATCCTGTTTCGTTTTTAATACCCATAAGCATCGGAGAAGTGACTCTGTGACCTGTCAATATATTCTGAACCAAAAGTTCCTGTAATGCTAGATATTGCTTATCTGCGTCAGACATACTAATTGGTACAATTTCAGGAGTTCTAGTTCTATCGTCTGAGAATGTCAATACGAATCTTCCTGCCGCTTTTTCTCCTGTGAATTTTTGTGCTAAACTTTGCTCAATTTGGTATCTTTCTTCTGCTGTAGGAACTCCATTAGCAAAGCTGATGAAGTACGAACCTGCGAATCCATTAGATATATTTGAAAGGTGGTATTCAGCAACCTTTTGGTCTACTAATGCCCAATTATTTGCAGCTACATAATCAGGAGTGTGATATACGTTCATATTAGGACTGTATAGACCTGAATAAAGAATTTGATTTGCAGATGTTCTGTCATTAATGTTGAATGCAGGTACTCTGTATGGCTTGTTGATTCTTGTATTTCTCCAATCAGATGATACATAAAACGCTTCTACTCTACCTAATTTATTTGGCTTCTCAGCCCTTATCTTCTCAACAGGTATATGATATATCTCTGCTATCTGAGTTCTGTCCTTAGACCACACTATATTAAGTGCAAATGCTCCTTGAAGTTTAAAATCAAATGATATTTTCTTTATTACTTCATGTAGGCTTTCTTTTGAGTTAGCTCTATCCATGAAATGACTTAATTTTACTCTAGCATCTAAATTCCTATTTTCTTCATCTTCTATTACTAAATTTTCTGCTGCTATCATTTCTGCAGTTGCATTTATAATAGCTGCCTGAGTTGAAGAGTTGTAGTATAAATCAATTAAGAACTGCGGATATAAGTTGTTCCAATTTTCTGTTCCATAACTAATCCAATCTTTACCTCTTTCTTCTACTACATGAGGTGCTGTTTCAGTTTCTAAGTTGATATTTAAAATGTTATCTTTCATAATATATTTTTATTGTCCGTAGTATATATAATTTGTACCACTTGGCTCAGGATGTTGCGTATATTGTACTTGTTGTGTTCCATCAACGTCTGTTAAATACATCAGACCTTTTGTAACTAATCCTCTTACAACACCTGCTGTATCTGCAGGCTCTAAAACTTGCGTTTCTGTTGCAGGTGCTGTTGTAGCTGTCAAACTTACCGTACCATCCCAAGAAACTTCGTAAACTTCGTAAACATACGTTCCTGCAATTTTAAAGCTAGTTTCACCATTATATACACTATTTGAATCTAATGTAGCTTCGTAACTAAATTGTAAAGCTGTGTATCTATCATATATATTAGCACTACCACCTTTGAGGTAAGCATACTGAACAGATTTGTCCATTTGGTTTATGAACTTGAATAATAATCTAATTTGTGTCTTAGGAACATTACGACCTTCAATAGCAGCAGGACATGGTGGAAGATAAAATTGATAAATTCTATTATCCTCTGTAACTATGATTCCATCTGTTGTGCTTAGTATTGCTGACTTGGTTTTACCTTGTATCATATTATATAATGTAAAAACTTCCTATTTATTTGCTTATATAAAAAAAGAGTAGCCGAAGCTACCCTTCTTTATGATGAACGCTAGATTACTCTATATAAGGTCGAACCTTACCACCCCCATCAAGCTATATTAAAACTACAAAAAGTTTTAAACTGATACAATCGGTATTTGTGCACCACTATCTGCATTATCAAATGGAGTAGAATTATAATCTTTTACCATTTGGAAAGGCTCATTTTCTAAGCCGTCAAATGTCAATGTATAACCTCCTCTATCACCGAATGCAGCACCACTATCCATAGTACCTGTATTAAGTTCCATACCATTAACTCTACCAAGGCATACAATAACTGTGTTACCACTTGAAGTCAATGTAGCATTTAATTCAGCAAATATAATAGTCTTAGTAGCACCTAATAATTTTATCTGATTTTGGTCTTCTTTTGTTAGTCTATTTAGTATAATGTTTATTGTAGGAGTATAAAAGATAGTACCATTTTCTCGTGAACCTGTTATAGTATCTGTCAAACTTGCAACGCCTAAAGGCATAACATATTTATATATACTATTTGTACCCATATCTATATCTGTAATACTACCTAAATCAGCTCCAGTACCTAAAGTTGTTGAAGCTACTTGGTCATATACTGCAAAATAAACATTCTTAATTCCGCCTGATATTCTATTACAATCTAGCCCTCTACCTTTTGTTAATGTTCCGCATGCCATATTTATTTATGTTTTTAAGGTTAAGGAAGTGAGGGTATAATACCCCCACTTTCATTTAATTTATTTATGATTGTCTAACGATGTCAGCGTTGATACCTGTCTGAACACCTGCTGAATACCTAGCAACTACTCTTAAGTTATCAGAACCATCTAAGTTACCCATATCTAATAATTGAATTCTAGTGTGGTCAGATAATAAGTCAGTTCCAAAGAATAAGTTAGATTTCTCAGCACATACAACTTGGTTATCTACCATACCCGGACATACTGCTATCTTGTGTCCTTCGAATACAGGCTCATAATCACCATTCATGTTGTAAGCATTTACATATCCTAATGTAGATACTGCAGAAATATACATAGAGTAAGTCTTTTTATTCATGTATATGTACGTATCTTCTTTGTACATTGTGTTAACTGCACTTGAAGCTGCTGTCCAATCAGTAACTAATGTTTGTAAGTTTGCAATAATGTTAGCTGCTGTATAAGCTGCTGAAGCTGATGAAGTTACAATACCTGCACCTGTTGCTATACTACCTGCTGCTGCATCTAAGAATCCTAAGAATCTTCCTGCACCATTATCACCTGCCCATATATCACCTTCAACTCCGTCTGCAATGATTCCACTTAAATAAGAAATTACATAGTCATCAAAAGATGCTGGAGGTGGAGCACCTGCTCCTGCTCTCATTTGTAATGCTTCCCAAGAATCAAGTAAATCCTTCTTACATAAATCAGTGTTAATCATTAATAATTTTGGTTCAAGTACATTCTCAGTTAATGCAAGAGTACCTGCTTGAGAAAAGTCACACGTTGCATTTGCAACCATTCCTGTAGCTGCCATTTTCTGAATGTTACTTTTAAATTTGATGTTTTCAATAGTAGTTAAGAAGTCTAATGATTTCGCTTCTTTTAGAGCTGCTGAGATATAAAACCCCGCTGCCTTCCCTGAAAACTGTGAACTTGTTGTTAAACTCATTTTTAATTATTTTTTTAGTTAATATTATTTGTTTAAATTGTATATAAATCTTTCCTGTCTAGAAAGTTTGTTGTATTCTTTTCTGCTCAAAGGCTTTCTTTCTGAACTGAACTTGTTAGTATTTAAAGGTGATTCAGCAGGAGTAGCAGATAATTCAGCTTTAAGCTTCTCATTTTCTTCTTTTAATGCTTCTACTTCATCTTTAGAAAATTCAACAACTTCAGTAGTCTTAGTTGTAACAGTTTTAGGTGAATCAGATTTTTCTTGATTTTCTTCTTCTGATAAATCAACTTCTTCTTCCATTCCTTCTCCCATTTTTGCTTTTATATCAGCTATTGCATCTTCTAAATTATCAACTCTATCTTTCATCTCCTCATAAGACTTTGCCCAATCTGCCTTTTCTGCTCTGCTTTCATCATGCTCATCATATTCATCTTCATCATGTTTTTTCATGTCTTTGTCTTTATCTTCAAATTCAGCTTTCTCGTATGCTTCATCAGCAGTCATTTCTTCTTTATCATCTCCTGCTTCTATTTCTTCTTCAGTCTCACTTTCAATAACTTCAGCAACTATGCCTTCTTCTTCTACTCTGAAAGATACTCCTGTATCAGTTTTATAAGTTCCAACAGGTAATAAAATTGTAGTACCATCATCAGTCATTACTGAGATGTCTACGCCTGCTTCTAATTCTTCAGCAGTTGATACGAAGATAGTTCCATCTTCTGATTTTCCCTGCCAAGCTAATTTAACTTCTTCATCTTTATTAAGACCAAGAGCTACTAGTATTTGTTCTTTGATGTCCATAGGTTCTTTTTTTATATAATGTAATTATTTGTTAGTTATTTGATTTTCCTTTATTATCTCATTCAAAGCCGATAGTATTTCTTCGTTTGTTGGCGTCCTTTCAGACATTTCTTCCATTTTATCTGTAAAGTAACCTTCAATAGATAAGCCCTTCAATTCCCCTGCTTTTATTTTATTCCAAAGTTCTGTATTGTTTATTTTCATCTTAACGAACCATGTTCCATTAGGTAAATCGTAACCATACATTTTTGACTTATCCATGTCTCCTTCTTTTATCCAAGATTCAACAGTTAAAACGCCGCTCACTCTATCTTGATGTTCGTATGTAGCTTTGTGGTGATTGTTGTGTTTTAAGTATAATTCAGATGCTTTACGTACTGTTTCAGGACTGAAATAAACGTAGTATTCTGAATCAGTATTTGGGTCGTATCTAAATATTTGCTTATTTGGTATTAATGCAGGGCTTACTAGCATTCTTTTATCTTCATCTATTTTAGCTAATGTCAAGTTGTTTTTCTTTTTATTGAAGTAAACCATATCTTGCTCAATAGCAGGACTAGCCACTAAACTTATTGCATCAATAGCTAGTTCTTGATTTTCATCAGATATTACTAACTCAACAATTCTAGTAGTTTTCATTTCTTCATAATAATCTTTATTGGCTTCTTCACATTCTTGTGCTGTTTCATATTCACATGAACCTCTAGTTCCCCATTTATATTTTCCGTTATCACATTTTTCGCAAGGCATATTATATAATGTATTTAATTAATATTTATTTGATTTTTAAATTGTTGCTCTCCTTCTAATGTTTGCTAATTGATTCTGACTGTCTGTCATTTCATCTGTCACTACAAACGCCTTAGTAGGCTCAGGTTCTATTCCGCCTGTTAAGTCAAACTCACCTGACATCATTTGTGGTGCTGGAGTTGCTGCAGGTGCTGCTGCAGGTATTGAAGCACCACCACCGCCGCCTTTTTTTGCACTTTTAATTGCTGCAATATTTTTCATACCTGCTGCTACTGCTGCGGCTGCTGCTACTGCTCCTAACGCAGGACCAACAACAGGAATACCTGCCATTGATTTGAATGCTGATTGTGCAGATTGAAAAGTATCAACTGTTGTTGCCATAATTGCAAACGCTTTTCCTGCTTCACTTTCTTCTCCTAATACTTTTGACATATTTTTAGCAGTAGTCGAAGCTATATTCATTCTTTCTTTGTCTGACATTGCAGCCCATTCAACTCTTTGCTCACTCAATTGTTGAATAGTCATATCTTGCTCTACTTTTTCATTAAAAAATTGCTTTTCAGTATCCATTAAATTCGTGATGGCTTTTTGTTGTTTGTCGTATGCTTGTTCTATACTTGTAGATATTCTTTCTAACTCGCCTAATCTTTCAGCTTCTGCGTCTTTTAGGGCTTGTAGTGCTTCTAATTCTTTTGCTTCTGCTTCTCTTTTAATAGAGTTAATTTTGTTATTTAATTCAATTT